TGTTACTGCGCCCTTTGATACCTTGAATGTAAAGTCTACAGTCTGAGCATCTGTTCCAGCGCCTCCTGCGGTAGGAAATTCTGGCATGATTGGGAATACGAATTGAGCGCCTGTAGCGGCAGTCAAAGTAACGCTGATGTCTGTATCTGGTGCTGATTCAGCCGCAGTCCAAAGTGCCTCACATACTGAGTTAGCCTTACCCCAGTCAGCGAGCATTGAGAGTGCGAATGTGCCTTCGATGTTTGTGGTCTTGTAAGCCTCACCATCGAGTGTTTGATAAGTCTCGCGAAGGTTTGTCTTTGTAAGAACTGCTGAAGTTGCTTGTGCCTCGATATCTGTTCCACCTGTGAAAGATAGAGAAATATCGCGCCCTGTGATTACTACGGTTGCCATATTATTTTCCTTTAGTTTGTTTGTGTATAGTAGGTAGAAACTCTGATATCGGCCACCAAAACATTGGAAGGGCCAACTTGAGTTACTGTTGGTTTTTCAACCGATCCGATTGTGTACCCAACTGGGATCACTTTCAGAACACTTATGACTAACTGCTCGAGATTGTCGAGCGATGCTGGATTGCTGTTATAAGCAACCGCGACTGAGACTACAAGGTTAATTTTAGTGTGAAGCGTTGTTTTGCCGATTGTTTCCAATTCAAGATATGGAGAATCCGGTACTGTAACCACGAAAGGAACCATCGGAGCCTCTGGAACGTAGGCATAGACATTGCCTGCAACGCTTGCAAAGGCTGTAGCTAGTGGTTGACGTACTGTGTCTAGGATCGTTGATGCTGGCATTACTGCACCATTGAATCGGTGTCGATAAACGGCCCGAGAAGTCCTGACACTCGATTGAAGAGGCTACGGCCTAAGCGGTATGGGCTTACGGTTGTAAAATCTACGCCTTCGATCTGCCCACCTGGAGCAATACGAGACTGAAATACTTCTACTGATACTGCTAAGACTGCTGACTCGACTGCGCTGTTGCCTACATAAGTAGTTGCGCCTGAAAGAGTTGCCAAGCCTGATGGAATTACCTTGCGCTCTGTAATGTCTGCGTTTGTAATTGATACTGTAAAGAAGCCGTTGAATTCTCTATATGAACCATCTAAGAATATGCGTGAGTTAGACCGCAATACGAATGAATCGTAATCTAAGTTACTTGATTCTAGGATTGTAAAAGTGCCATTAAACGGGGAGCCTACGCCTGTAACGACTACGCTCTGACCCGCTGAAAAGTTGTTATCGCCTAATACATAATATGTCGCAATGTTATCTTGGAGCGCCACGACATCGATCGGGCTTGAGTACTTAACCAGCATAGGCAAGATAACTGCCTCAGCCGTATCTATTACATCCGTTAGATATGCGTCATTATAAAGGGCTGTAGAGACGCCAAGAATAGACCTTAGTTCAGCTACGGTTACGATTGTTGCCATCTCTACATCCTCTCTATTAAACGACTGGGGGAGCCACCGGGAGCAGCAGCCCCCCCATGATTAGTTAATTAATTACGCAACCATGAAGCGGTATGCGCCAGCGCCAAGCTTTGTAGCTGTTGCGCCATAGCCGTAGTACCCAACTTCAACCTGACCTGTTGAGATTAGGTTTGTTTGGAGTGATAGGCGTGGTGACTCGTACCAAGTGTAAGCATCTGGATTGATAACGATAAGGCTGTTATCGCCAAGTCCTGAGCCATCTGTTAATGCGCGGGATACGCGTAGATTTAGTCCGAGTAGGTTTCCGCGAATTGCTGTTGCAGTTAAAGTTCCGCCGGCATTTTGAGGATTAATTGTCTGTTGGAAGATTGGGCGATTTGAACCATCGACCAAGCCCATAAGAGCGCCCCATTGTTCTGGAGATACGCAAATGTTTTGTGCGAATCCAAGAGTGTTCTTGTAGATAGAAACTGCTGCATCTGAAACGAAGTCAGCAACTAGAGCGCCTGTTGTAAGTGCTGCGCGGTTTCCGCCATCTGTTCCACCGTTAACCATTGCTGTTGCAACTGCGTTATCTGTAGCCTTTGCGTAGGCAAACTCCATTTGACGAACGAGTTCAGCAAAGAATGCTGGAGAACTTCTGTCGAGGAGCTCTAAACTGAATGTCTGACGTCCAATGAACTTCTGAACATTTACAGTAACGAACGCTGCGTTCTGATCTGTCTCTGATGGTGCGCCACCTTCAGATGCTACTGCAACTGTTGGAGCAACTGTGATCTTTGGAATCTCGAAAGTCATACCTGCATCAGGTAGAGCGCCACGAGATACTGAGTCGATGAATGGACGATCTGCGTTTGAGATGCCATTAATAACTTCTGTTAGCTGACGTGTTGGAACGAGTCCAGCGTTGTCTGTTGTGTCTGCTGCTGCTGCAACATACATTTTTGATTGGTCGTTGCCAAAATGGGCGCGGACTGAGTGCTCGAGATAAGAAGCCTTATCAACGATTGGGTTACGAACAGTAGTTGAAATATAAGGTGCTGTTGCAGCCTTAACTTCAACCTTTGCAGCCTCTACCGTTTCTGCGGCAGGAGCAACTTCTGGAACGGTAGTGTCTGACACTTGTTCTCCTTCTGTGGTTGATTGTGTTTCTTCCTGAGATGTCTCAGAAACTTCATTTTCTACGGCCGCTACTTTTTCGACCTCTGCGCCCGGTATTGCGCCATCTGTAACTAGGCTGACCTCAATTAAGTTAGATGCGCTGATAGCCATTACGCCATCTTTGTTATTCCAATCGGCAACATCTACACCAACGCTAAAATCAGAGCGCAATCCAGTTGCGGCTTCTTCGAGTGCGTCATTTCCTGCGGTTGTTTTGGCGATCTTAAATTCTGCTGTGATGCCTTCTGCATCTTGCTCAAATGAAACCATCTTGCCTAATGGGCGAGTTACATCGTGCTGCAAAACTAGCTTAATGTTTTTAGCCATTGTGATCGAGTCTTTTTCAAACATTGTGCGGCCTGCTGAGGTATTGCCTTCAGCATTCCAGGTAACGATACGGCCTGCGATGATTCGAGACTCTGCATCTGCTGCTGTGATAGCAACTGGCATAGTTATCTTCATTAGCTTCTCTCCTTATTGTCGATCAGATCTTCTTCTTCTCTAATCTGCTCAACGCTCATCGCGCCAATCCGATTTAAGATTTCATAAACTTGAGCGCGTTGTAATGCATCTGAACGCAAGAATTCATCAAGTGAAAAACGAATCTCACCTGTTGATGGGCAAAAGTCCGGCATTGATAAACGTTGCTCGATCGCTGCAAGGATTGGCTTCATTGAGAAGTCGATAAGTGAGCGACGTTCCGAAACTGAGTTGCTATAAGTCATGCTGGTTGTTTCAGCGCTTACGAAATATGCAGGAAGGTTGCAAGCGCGGGCCAATTCCAGAGCGACATATTGGCGAGCCTCATTTAGCTGCAGTTTGGCTGGATCGATGCCCAACGCTTGCAATTCAACATCCGCATTAAGGAACGCGGTTGATTTAGTAAGGCGAGCAGTTCTCCAAGATTCAAGAAGTTTAGAAATACGTTCTGCTGGAAGATTAGTACCGTTTGATTTAAGAACCTGGAGTGGTACTGGTTCTTTAGCGAAAGTTTCGGCAGCTTGCTCAAGTGCGTGGGCTGCTCGGATTGTGCGCCCGGCACGATTCAACACGCCTTCATCAAGTCCGTAAAATACGACTAGGGAACCTACGCCATTAGTTGGAACGATTGATCCATCAACCTGGTAGCCAACGATTTCTGTTTGGTTATTATTAAGTTTAGGTGTTACGCGATCTGGAGCAACGCGTGTCCAGGCACGAACCCTTCCTGTCTCCCCATATTGCTCTAAAACTTGGCCATACCCAACCCCATGGAACAGTAAATCTTCTGCGAGCCATGCATAAATTGCAGAACCTGGAATGCGTGGATCTGGCTGATTGATAACTGCTGGAGTTCCCATATGCGATCCATCGAGCTTTGAATATTGCTCAAGTGGTAATGATGCAAGGGTTGAGCAGATGATATTTCTGGCACGAGCGATTGTCGGAACGGCCATTGCTTGCTGACGTGATGCTACGGATTGAGTAAATACGAAAGGATTAAAAGAAGCTGTGTTGTTGAATGGCGCAGGAGTCGAAGCCGCATCAACTGTAATTTCGGTTGCTGGCTTTGGCGTTGTAAATAAGTCCCTGATTCCCATTGGACATATTATACGCTATTGCCTAGACATTAACCTATTTGAATGTCTACTTCTGATTCGCCGCGTGTCGCAAAGTGAGTGACCATTGCTGAAGCAACTGCACCGCACACAATTCCAGAAGCCTTACGCCCCATAACCCAACCGCCATCGCCTCTAGTTAATTTAACGGCCGATAGAACTTGCTTAGTTAATTCTTCTTGATCCGCGTGAGCTAGTCGCATTGATGAAACTGCTGACACGAACTCATCGCAAGATTGCTGATATTCCTGGCTGTTGACCTCGTGAATTGGGATTCCTGCTGGAGCTAATCGAGCCGCAACTGCTGAAGCTGTCGATTTGGAATAGGCAACGGCATTAACTGGGAACTTACGAACCCAGTAGGCAATATCGTTAGCCATTTCTAGATCATCAAGGTTGACCGGGTTGAACCAAGTGTGAAGAAGGCTAACCATAAACCGATTGCCATCGATCCTTTGACCTGCGACGAGCGAAGCGTGTTTTCTGTCTGGGCTTAGATCGATCGCCATCCAAGTATCTTTTTCGACATCAAGTTCAGGCAGATCATCGGCCTTGCACTTCTTCCATTCCGCTTCTGAGATAACTGGGTTGATCATCGAAACGAATTGGCAAAGGATCTCAGTACGAAAGATATCTTCTCGGTCTGAAAGGCTGTCCTTGATATTGTCTTCGTGGACTGTGTGGCCTAGCGATGGATTGCTCTGATACCAGGCTTCTTTGTCGGTGATCTCCGCCCCAGGTTCGGCAGACCATTCGAACCAGCCAATAGAATCTTCTGCTCCTTCACTAGCTGCTAAACCTCGCTCCCGAAACTTATGCAACAGAACCGAATTGGCGTGGCCAGCATTTGAATAGACATAGGCCTGCGGATTTGAGTTAGACATCTGAGTAAAGCGCATCGATGACCAGACATCCTCGGTATCAAACTCTCGCAACTCGTCAATATGGATAACATCTGGAGCAGCGATACCTCGAGCGGCTGAATTTCCTGCTCTGATTAAATACCGGGCTTTATTCTTAAACCGAATCTCTTGCGATCCCTTGGACTCGTACTTCTTAGCAAAGTTATCCATAAGTAGCGCTGAGTTATCAATTATCTCTCCAACCTTAAAAAAGATTTCGCTCGATGTCGTAAGTTTATGAGCTGTGGCCAGATGCATCTTTTCGCCCAGAACGTAGATCCCAAACAAGATTCGCAGCGCCATAAACGTTGACTTGCCCTGTTGACGTGGCAACATAATCCCGATTAATGGATGCGCCCATCGACCGTCTGCCTTATATCGAAGGCAATCTCTAGCCAGTAATTCTTGCCAAGGTAGCAGTGGCATCCCAATATCTATGCAGAACTGGATCATCTCATCGCCCCTGGTGGGCAGATCGAGCGGCTTTGAGCGGATTCTAGGGATCTGAAAGCCTTTTCTCGGTTCTGTTACCCCTACCTCAACCGATTGCAGCCCGATAGAGCCTATTTCAGCCGTCATGACTGGTTCTCATCCGAACTGAGCCGATATTGGCGGTTTGAGTCGTTTTTGGGGTAA